CTGGGACGCAAAAGAAAAAGCCCCAAGCAACGAATTGCTTGGGGCTCTTCAATATGGAGGCCGATGTCGGAATCGAACCGGCGTACACGGATTTGCAATCCGATACTCGATGCCTTGCCGTTCGGGCGCTTTAGGCGGTTTTGCGTCCCAAAACATAGCGGCGAAATGCGCGCTGCAGGCCGCGCACTGTCTGGCTGTTCTTTTCTGTTTTAGCACTCTTTTACGCCCCCCTCTCGCCCGTTCTGGGCACCACCTCTCCCTACGAAATAAACCTTGGGGACTGGCGTTTTGACAGCCCCGAATCTACCGTTGCGAAACCACCTCGCAACCATGAGACAACGATGAAACGGACTCTCACAATCGTAGCGCTTTCGCTGGCGGCACAATCGGCCGTCGCTGGATGTTTCGGCAACGGATCGTTCAAGACCTGCACCGACGACAGCGGCAACACCTACAACATCCAGCGCTTCGGCAACACCACGCACCTCGACGGTTACAGCACCAACGGCTCGCACTGGAGCCAGGACAGCAGCACGATCGGCAACACCACCTACCACAACGGTTACTCGGCAGACGGCAATAGCTGGAACGGCACCACCACGACCATCGGCGGCAGCACCTTCCATTCCGGCACCGACTCCAACGGCAATTCCTACCAGTCCACCTGCAACCAGTACGGCTGCTATTGATGGATGCGACCGAGATCGTCGGCGGCATCATCGGCTTTCTGGTGCTCGGCGGCCTGGTGATGACGCAGATGCCGCGCGCCTGGCAGACCACGGGCGGTTGGCTGACCGTCAGCCTGGCGGGCATTCCGCTGTTCATCATGCTCATCGGCCTGCTGATCAACGTGCCCGCCCTGCTCTTCGGTGCCCTGGTGCTGACCGGCCTGTATGCCGGACAGCCCAGGCGTCGGCGCTGATCAGCGCTTCGCGCGCATATCCTCCAGCCGCTTGCCGGCCATCTCCGTCAGCCGATTCTTGATCACCAGCAGGCGATCCAGCTCCCGGCGCTTGGTGTCGGCATCGAGTTCGCTCAGGCGCACCGCATCCATGCGGCCGTTGATCGCGGTCAGCCGACGCTGCACCTGGTTGAGCTGCTTTCGCGCCCCCAGAACATCGCGCTTCTCGCTGATCACCTCGCGCGCCTCATTCATGCGCCCAAGCTCCTGCAGCTCCTTCACGTCGGCGTAAGCCTTGCCGGCCTCGCGCAGCCCTTCATAAAACAGGGTGCTGTAGCGGGTGTAAGCCGCTGGCGTGTCGAGGTCGCGGTAGAAGCGGCGGATCGGCTGGTATTCGTGCCAGTGCTTGGCCGGCTCGCTTTCGCCATTGGCTGAGCGCCACAGGGTATCGACCATGCCCGCGCCCCACGCGCCGACCTGCCCCAGGTAGCCCGCTATCAGATGGTCTGCCTGGATCGGCGACACCGCCAGCGGAAACTCATCACCGAACGCGCGGCTGACGGCCGATGCCGCGCGGGCCGGCGCCGTGGTGGTTGCCCGGGTGCGCAGCCCCTTGCTCAGGCGATCCATGCCGGCAGACTCGATCGGGCGACCCGTGAAGGCGTCCACGTTCGAGTAAACGTCCAGCACCGGCTGGAACATGTGCGGTACCGGCGAAAAGGAGAAGGTCTGCGTCAGGGTGTGCCCCAGGCGCTGCGCGAAGAGCTTGCCCGTGGCCTTGTCGTCGATGCCCTGCTGTAGCAGGCGCTCGGCCATGGTTGCGATAGCGCCGACCTCGAACGGCTTCGGGATGAAGAAGGCTTTGCCGCCCAGCCGAACGAACCAGTAGGTGTCCTTCTGCCATTCCTCGAGCTTGCGGTACTCCTCATCGTCGTTGTTCACAAGCAGCAGCGCCATGCTCGCCAGCGACAGCGCGCCGACCACCGCCATGAAGCGCGCGGCGGCCTGCTTGTCCGATGCGGTGCCCTGGCCGAACGCGGTCAGCAGCGAGGGCTTCACGCCTGCCCGATACAGCTTGTCCAAACCCTGCAGGCGCGCATTAAGGAACGGCACCACGCGGATCAGGAAGCGCACCGCCGGCCAGGCGCCGTGCATCGAGAAGTCCATGAGGTCGCGTGCCTCGAAGGCCGCGGCCAGCTTCCCGCTGCCCTGCTCGTTCTGCTCGAAGATCGCCGCCCGGTTGGCGTTTTCCGCCGTGTTGGCCACCGCGTTCCATGCGTCCCAGCCAGCCTTGAGCGCTTGCGGTACGAGCTTCGGCCCATCGATCAGCTTGGCGCTGCGCAGGTTGCGGGTGATGTGCGCCTTTACCTCGTCCGGGTCGTTGCTATAGATGTGGCCGAAGCTGAAGGCGCCGCCGCTGGCGAGCATGCGCGCCCGCTTGCGGGCATCGGTCCAGTTGCTCCCGCCGACCGCGATGTTCTTCAGGAAGTTCTTGCTCACCGGCGAGGTAGCCGTGGCGGACATCGAGTCGCGCAGCAGGTTGGCGATGATGAACTGCGGCGTCACCGTGGTCATGTTGGTGAACAGGCGCTTGAAGAAACTCATCGCCCGCACCGCGGTGTTGTTCAGCCCCGCATCGCTGAGCGAGTTCAGCGCTTCGAATACCAGCGGATCGGCGATGTTGTACCACTGCTTTTCGCCGGCCTTCAGCACGAAGGTGCTGGCCTTCTTGTCCCGGGCCGCCTCATTCACCGGCTGCGCGATGCCCAACTGCTCGGCATTCTCGACCGCCTGTGCGGCAGCCTGGTTCCGGAGGCTGGCCTGCAGCAGGTGATTGAAGTTCAACAGCGTGTTCTGCAGCAGGTCGTTCAGGTTCTGGCTGCCACCCTTGAGCTTCTTGTAGGCCTCCTGGCGGGTCAGCCCCTTGGATGCCATCGGGCCGGCAGACCCGTCTTCATCAATCACACGGTAGAACGGCACGTAGAACTCGTCGCGCCAGAGTGCGCGGCTTTCAGGCGTGATCACGCCTGTCTGCTCGGCGATCGCCAGCACGTCGTCCCGGTACTGCTGGAACTCAGTAAACACTTCGGAGTAGAGCGCGCCGCGCGCCTTGCCGTGCTCGGTTGTGCCGCGGTTGAGGGTGCGCAGCGCATCGATCTCGGCGGCGTCGAACAAGTTTTCCCGGCCTTCGGCGGCCAGCTTGGCGGAGCGGTTTCCGGCGATCCAGCCCATGAAGCGCTCGATCTCCGCTGCGGAGCCCAAGCGTGCCAGCGTCGCGCCCAGGCCGAGCGCCTCGCCGTCCTGAATGTCGATCACCTTCTGCTGCTGGTCCAGGTAGATGCGGCCGTTGTTGAGCATGGCATGCAGTGCGCCGCTGGCCGCCGACGACATGCGCGCCAGTACCCAGGCGCTGCTGGCAATGTCGGTGCTCAGCACATCCTTGCCGTGCGCTGCCTCGTCCAGCTCACGCAGTGCCGCATAGCGGTCGACAAGGCCTTGGCGGATCTTCAGTAACGCCCGGTCCGAATGATCGCGGAACCAGTCGATGGCCTGCTGCTTGGCGGTGCGGGGCGCGATCTTGTTCAGCGCCTCCTTCTGCTTGGCGGTCAGGTCGGTGAACGCCTCGGAGGTATGCTGCCGCTTGCCGCCCAGGGCATAGAGCGTCCGCTCACCATCGGCGACGCCGGCCTGGTTGTCGCGCAGCCAGCGGCGGGACTGCTCGCCCAGCGCAAGAATGTCGGTATAGGTCCAGGGCACTTGCGGAATCAGCGCGCGCAGCAGCTCGCGGATCTTCGACAGCACGCGCTGCAGCGCGGTAGGCCGCTCGCCGTCCTCGATGAGCAGCGCCACCATTTCCTCGGCGATCATCAGGCGCTGCTTGCGGGCGTCGAGCTTGCGCAGCACTTTGGCATAGGCCTCGCGAATCTGTGCGATGCGCTGGCGACCTTTGGCACTGGCGGCCTGGCTGGCATAGAGCCGCTCCATGGTGGCGTCCAGCTTGTCGCCCAGCAGGCCATGGATGCCGCGGTGGCCAACCTCTTCATGCACGGCGGTATAGAGCGCGTCGGTAACGCTGGCATGGTTACCGGCAACCACATAGGTCGCCCCGCTGCTGAAGATCCCGCGCAGCTCGTCCGGCGCAACGCCGTCACGCTTCGCCCGGATGCGTGCCGATAGCGGCAAGTCGTCGAAGGACTGCACGACCTTGATGCCGGCGAGCTCGGGGGATGCTGCGAGCGCCTGCGTGACCGCGTCAGCCTGCAGCTGGCCGCTCTCCCCGCCGTCCAGCCGGTAGAGGCTCACGCCAGAATCGGTTTCGCGGGTTTCGATGGTGGCGAACAGCTTGTCGAAGGCCTCGTTAACCGGCCCCTGCTCGTCCGGGGTCAGGTAGGGGTAGCGGTCCTGGCTGCGCGAAAATTCCTCGAGCGTGCGGACGTTCGCCAGGTAGTCGTTGCGATAACCGCGGTCCGCCAGCCGCGCGATCACGTAGGTTTCAAAGGAGCGAGCGCCACGCTCGATGATGCGCGACCAGTAGCCATCTGCCGTCCCTCTGTCCAGCACAGCAGAGCGCTTCGCCATCGGCGAACGGTCAAGGGTTTCCACCAGCTCGGCGAATGCCTTCTCGACCTTCGGCCGGACGCCTTCGGGGTGGGCGGGGTCGGCGGTCCAGTTCTCCTCGGCGTACAGGGGCGCGTTCGGGTGATTGGCCTGGTACATATCCAGCTTGGCGCGAGTCATGCGCTGCGCCGGATACTTCTTGTTTACCAGCATCGGTTCTGGGCGGTAGGTGATGTAGGAAGCCTCACGCACCTTTCCAGCGTCACTCTCGCCACGCTTGCCGGCGAAATAGTTGTCGAGCGCATGAAACCATTCGTGCGCCAGCGAGCCCGCGCCCTTGGTCTTGGTCAAGTTGATGACGACGGTGCCCGGCTCGAAGTGAGCGCTGGCACGGCCTCGCCCGCGCGACCCGAAGCCAATACCCAGGCGACCCTCAAGGCTCAGCGCCTTTGGCGGCACGCCGATCACTTCGGCCAGATCCATGAAGGAGTCGTAGGCGTCGTTGAGCATGCCCTGCCGGCCGTCGCGAGCAGCGCCCTGCGCGACCCAGTTGCCGAACTCAACGCCCCTGAAGCCGAACGCCTCAAGGAATTGCTCAGGGGTGATGTCGGCCCCGCCGCGGTGATCAGTGCCTGCGCGCACCTCATTGAGGCTGCGGCGCATGTCGGCCTTGGTCACGTTGTCGCGGTTCTTCACGGCATCCCATGCAGCGACCAGGCTTTCATGGCTGTTTGCGATGTGGTCCCTGGCCTCGGCAACAGTCTTGAAGGTGGCAAGCCGTCTGGTTTCGCGGTCGCCATTCTTCGCGATGAACACCTCTCCGGTCCCTCGGTCCGAGTAGACGTCGAACTTCATCTTCTTCTCGGGGGCAGCGTTCAGGTTCAGCGCCAAGCGAATGTCGCCTATCGCCTCAGCAATGGATTTCTTGCCGTAGAAGTGCTTGCTGCGGCCGTCGATCTCCACTTCCGCCCAAGAGCCCGGCACCATCTGCCCGTCCTGGCTGAAGCTGCCAACGGCCATGCTTACGCGCCCGATCCGGCCCCACTGCGAGCGTTCGATGCCCATCAGCAGCTCGATCTTGTCCGCCACCGACCGCAGCGAAGGGCTGAACTCGCGCATCTTCGCGACGGTCGATTCGCTGCCCAGCCGGGACAGTTCGGCGAGAAGGTCGCGTGCAGCCTTCACCCGATTGACCCAGCCGGCGACCCTGTACGAAACGCGCGGCTTGGCCGGGATGAAATCGCGCACCGTCTGGTAGGCAGCCGCGTGGAAGCTGTCTTCGATCCGGTCTATCTCGCCCTTTGGCCATAGCTCGCTGAGCTTGCTGTTCGCAATGCCCTGGTCGTCCATGTTGTCCAGGCGCTCGCGCACGCCGCGCAGCTCATCTTTGCGGGCGCCGCCCAGCTTCTCGCCGAAGTCTTCGACCTTGGCGGGCTTGGGCTCGGCGGCTGGTTTTGCAGGGCTCGGCTTGCCCTTGGCCAGTTCGGTCGCTTGCTCTTTGGCTTTGCTGGCGGGAGTGGCCGGCTGGGCGCCGAACATATCGTTCTGCCCGCGCGCGGCGGCAACGTCAGATATCCGGTCGGAGCCGGTAAGGGTGAAGTCTTCGCGGTCGCGGTCGGCCTGAACCTTCTGCTCGGCCTCGCGCTCCTGATCGGCGCGGGCCTTCTCGGCGGCAGCGTTGCGCTCCGCCTGCTCTTTCAGTCCTGCTTCGGTTTGCTGCTCGAGGTCGAACGGCGTGCCAGGATCTTCTCCTGCAGTGCGATCTTCTCGCTCATCAGCTTGCCGAATTTCGTCATCACGGCGGGCGGCTGCAGCTTCGTCAACGGGCTCTCCGTCGACGTAGGTGTCGGGGTCTGTTTGGGCATCTTCCAGGGCTCCATCAAGTTGTTCGCTGCGAGCGATGGCCATCTCGTCGAACGAGCGCGCATCAGCAGCGGCTTCAGGGCCATGCTCGGCCTCGATGCGTGCGTATTCAGCTTCGCGCAAGTCGCGCTCGGCCGCCAGCTGTTCATTGATGCGGTCGAGCATCTCCAGCTCGTATTGCTCCAGCTGCCGGGCAGAGTCTGGCGCATAGTGAGTCTTTCGGCCAGCGAGCTCGTCACGCAGCGCGTCCTGCAGCCAGCTCACGCCACCGTCCCGGTCCATCTCGCCGGCTGGCACGTAGCCGTGCTGGTCCAGCAGCGACGCCATGTCATCCAGGCTGGTCCCGGTGACGTTGCTCCAGAGCGCGCCAATACCGGGGATGTTCTTGTTGCCCTTGGTATCACCGGTGGTGTCCTGCTTCCACTGATTGGTGATGCCACCGAGCCGGATGGCTGCCTGCACCACGCTATCGCGGTCGCGATCCACTGCTCGCCGTGCGCCCTTTGGCTTGGGCTTTTCCTGCGGCTCCTTCGCTGCAGCAACGGCCGCCGCCGGCTGGGCGATTGGGCTCGGCAATGCGAGCGGCTCGGAAAGCGCCCCGCCTTTCAGCCACGACTTGAACTCGGCCACCGGCATGGCGGTGACCGGCCCCACTTTCCAGCCTTCGTCGAAGTTGGCGCTGTAGGCCTGCAGCGCAGTCGCCTGGTCGGGATAGCCCAGCATGGCCTTGTGCTCATCGAAGCTGCCATCCTGCTGGTTGATCTGGTCGACCACGAACACCTGGCCGCTGTCCTCCTGCGGCCCGACGTAGACGTCCACCTGCTCGCCATCGGCGCCGGTGGTGCGCTTGATGTAGCCATAGTGGTCGCTCATGGTTCGGCGCCACGAGGTGCCGTCTGGACCGGTGCCGCTGCGCTCGGAGCCGCGAGGGTTCTCGATGGAGATATCCAGCCCCTGCACGCGCACGCGGCCCTTCTTGTAGTTGCCGGCCTCGATCTGCGCTGGCGTAGGGGCTGGCAGGTCGTTGCTCGGCGAAGTCGCTGCCTGGTGTGCTGCCTGATCTATGGGGCGCATCTGGTAGCGCTTCGGATCTGCCGGCACGCGCACGGCAAAGCCGCCATCGACCTTGGCGACCGTCGGGTTACGGCCTGCCTTCTTGGCTTCGCGGAACGCCTTGCTGGCCTTCGCTGCGCCGTGCGCCTGGAACGGCTCGCCACTGGCGCGGTTGATGAACTCGAAGTCGTCGTCGCGGCGAATGGCGGTTGGTGCCTGCCGGTCCATCCCTCGGCCGCCTGCAAGCGGGCGCTCGAATACCTGCGGCGCCGTGGCGCCACGCTGCGCATTGCCCTGCCCGTCGACAACGATGGCCTCGGGCGGCGGCAAGGCTGCCTGCTGGGTTTCACCTTCCAGGGTCCGGCCTTTCTGCACGGCGGTTTCGGCTACCCGCTGGCGGCTCCCGTGCTGAAACTGACCCTCGAGTGGCGCTGGCTCGCCGCGTGGCACCTGGCGCTCCATGCCTTCGCCACCCACCGGGCGATCAGCGCGGTTGCGCGGATTGACCCACTGGCGCCCCTGCGGGTCTGGCTGCATCTGGCCGTCGACGTTGCGCACCGGACCGACGTCTTGGACGTTGCCCTGACTGTCGGCGTAAAAGGTCGGCTCGGGCGATGGCAGGCCCTGCAGTCCCGGCGCCGGCAGCGCCGCGGCCTGGGGGGTGTCGTCGAAGGTAGCGTCGGCTTCAGCAGCAGGATCGGCAGGGCGCGCCTGCGGCTGCGGGCGGCCCAGCGCTGCGCCAAGTGTCGCGTGACCAGCGCCACCCATCACGCCAAGCACCGCATCGCCGAAGGTGTCTTCGGTCAGATCGCGCCGCTCGCCAATCGCCCTGTTCGTCGCCGCCCGGGCAGCAACGGCTTCGCCCACCTCCTGCGCGCCTTCGGCAGGCGCATCCAGCGCAAGGCCGCCCGCCAGCCGTCGACCGACGCCGCCGCCGATCTGACGTTGTAGCGGGCCCAGTGCGTAGTTCGTCATGGCGCCGCCCAGAGCGCCAACCGGAGCCGCGCCCTGGAAGGCGGCAGCGCGTGCGGTAGCAGAAACATGGGCGCGAGCATCCGCCTCTTCCACGCCGCCTGCGCGAAGCTCGCGGTAGAGGTCAGACGCCTGCTGCAACTCAGCGTCCGGCATGGCCGCAAGGCGCTGCTCGACTTCGTTGCCTGCCGAGCCGCCAGCCTGCAGCCCGCCGATGCCAGCCATGCCGATCATGCGTGCCTGCCCGCCGGGGATGGCGAGTGCGGCAGCCTGCGGCACAAACTGGCCGACCAGGTTCGCACCATGCAGTCCGTAGCCGACCAAGGACGGATCGTCGCCCATGCTCCAGCTGGACGGGTCGAGTACGTCGCCGTGCGGGGTGCTGGCCTCCAGCGCCTGCTTGGCCGCCTCGGTTTTGGTGGCCTGGACCTGCTTGCCCGCTGCCTCGATCTGCCGGCCCGCCGGGCGAAACAGCAGGTCGCTTGGTGCGGGGATGCTCTTCAGTGCGTCGACTGCGCCGCCTGGCAGGACCGCGCGTGCGCCGCGCTCAATCGCCCCGCCTGCCGTTGTCAGCAGGTCGCCAAAGCCGCTTACGACCGAGCCGGTGCCAATCAGCGCCCCGCCGGCCAGTTCCTTGCCGAAGTCAGCGGCTTGGATGCCGCCCTGCTCGCCTGCCGCCTCGGCCGGCGCATCGTTTGCCGGCTCGACCGCCTGATACTTGGCCCACGGCCCCGCCTGCCCTGGCGCTGTCTGTTCGATGGCAGGCTGCTGCTGGTACTTCTCCCAAGGCCCCGCCATTACTTCTTCCTCCAGTTTTCCGGGCTGGCAGGATCGCCGCCAAGGAATTCGTAGCCGTCTTCCACCTGCCCCACCTTCGGCGCGGACGATGAGGCTTGCGCTGCGGGCTGTTCTGCCTGCTGCGCCGGCTCAGGTGCGCCAGCCAAGCCGAGCTGCTGAGCCATTCCTTCGCGAGCCTGGATCAGTTCCGCGCGCTGCTGACGCAATGCAGCCTCGGTGTCCGCATCCGGGAACGCTTCAAGCTGAGAGTCGATTTCCTTGATCTGGCTGGTCAGGTAGGTCACCCGGTAGCGGTCGCCGGCGCTGATGCCGTCGCCACCGCCACGCTTCAGGCGCACCAGTTCGTTGCGGGCCTCTTCGTTGGAAAGGCTGCCGCCCTGTGGGCTCATCAGCCACTGGAGGGTTTTCACGTCATTGCTGGGCGCGAAGGCTGCAGCGCCTGTGCCGTCCGACTTGCGCCCCACGACACTCTTGAGTTCGCCGGTGGCCGTGTTGCGCTGCAGAATGGCGCCGTCCGGCCCCTCGACCTGCTCCCAGCGCTCGTCTTCCTGGGGCAGATAGCCGGAACTGCGCAGATAGCCGAGCATCCTTTCGCGGTTCTGGCCGAGCGCCTGATAGATCGATTTCGCGCCCATCACCGGCGCGATCGCTTGATCGATCTCGTACTGCGCGACCTCGTCGTCTTCACCTTCCAGGCCGCGGTTCACTGTCATCGGCGCCAGGCGCTTGTTGCCCTGCTCGTCCTCGACTTCCAGTTCAAACACAAACGAGCCTTCCTTCTGCCCGGGGTACATACCAGCCAGACGCTTCTTGCCGCCGTTGCCGCGGTTCACCCGGGGCGCGTAGAAGTCGTTCATGGCGTCGACTGTCTGCTGGCTGAACAGCGAGCCTTCGCCGCCGGCCAGCTTGTCGGCGTACTGCACGGCCGCTTCGGTTTCCGGGCGAAACAGGTGGCGAGGGTCCGCCAGCTTGTTGCGCGCGAAGGCCTGCTCGAGCTCTGGCGTGATGGGCGCCTCGATGCCGCTGGCCCAGCCCGTGTAGAACTGGGCGATCTGCTGCTGATCCTGCTCTTTCTGACGGCCTTCCTGCTGCGCGGCAAACTCCTGCTCGCGCATCTCGAGGCCGCGCTGCTGCATCTGTAGCGCCTGGTCGGCGCGAGCACTGGACGCCTTGCGGTGGTTATAGGCGTCCATCATGTTGAAGCCCTGCACGAAGCCGTCGAAGGCCCCGCGGGTATCTAGTCCTGCCATGTTGCCTCCCGGCAATATGTGTGCCCGAAGGCGCTGTTACATGAACGAGCCGGCTACCAGTCCTGCGACGCCGCCGATCACTGCACCTACCGGGCCGCCTACGGTGGCGCCCATCATCGCGCCGCTGGTGGCCATGCCGACCTGCGACTGCTTGCGCTGCGACTTCTGCTGCTGATCGGCCTGCTCCTTGAACATCCGGTTCTGCTGCTGTTGCTTGTCCAGATCCTGCAGGCCCTGGAGCGCCTCGCCTTGCATCTGGTTTTTCAGGCCGAGTAATCCGTAGGACATGGTGCTTACCCCTGCTGCTGGCCGGTGGTGGGAAGGTTGGACAGGCCGAAGCCGCCGGCCAGGATCTGGTCCTGCATGTCGCGCGCCGAGATTTTCGCGGCGTTATAGGCCGAGGCGCCGTCTGCAGCCTGGCCCAGCGAGAGCTGCCGCTGCTCGGCGGTCATTTGTGCCTCGGTCAGGTTGATACCCATGCCGGCCCGCTGGGTTTGCAGGCCCTGCGCCGTGTTGGCGTAGCTGGTGTTCACGGCGGCAGCAGCGTTCGCCCCCTGCCCTGCGGCATAGGATTTGTCGCTGGCCAGATCCGCCAGCTGGTCGATGTAGGGGCTGAATCGTGTCTTCCAGTCATCCCACTGCGCCCGGTACAGCTGGCCGAGCACCTTGGATGCGCCCTGATCGCCGAGGAAGGCCTGCCCTGCGTCAACGTAAACTGCCATGGTCAGCTCCCGTACTTCAGGCCGTTGAGCGAGCCGCTGCTGAGCCCGTAGCCGTTGTCGAAGCCGGACAGGCCCACGCTCGGGCTTGTTCCGGCCGAGGGTGCGGCGCCGCTAAACTTGCTCATGCCGTAATTGGCCGCAGCACCGGCAGCAGCGCCCAGCAGCTGCAGGTTGGCACTCCGGCGGTTGAAGTTGTTTGTGGCATCGCTGCGCGCGTCGGCCGCCGAGGTGGCCGCGATATCACTCAGCCCTGCCTGCGCCTGGGTCGATTCGCCGGAGCCCATGGCGACGATGTTCTGTAGGCCCTTGACCTGCTCGGCTTCCTGCTGGAACTGCGCACGCCCCATGGTCTCGCCGCCCTGCTGCGCGTTCTGCTCGGCAAAGTCCGCCTGGGTGCCCAGCCAGCGCCCGCTGTTCGGGTTGATGCCGGCCTGCCCCAGCTGCGCGTTGACCTGTTGCAGCCCCTGACTCAAGTTGTCCATCGACGCCTGGTTGGCCTGGCCGCGGATGTAGCCCATGCGCCCAGCCGAGTCCATGTCCTCGACGTTGGCCATGTACTGATCTTCCAGCGGCGCAAGCGCGCTCTGGGCGAAGTTCCACTTCTCCGCCGCCACCTGCGCCGCGTAGCGCTGCTCGGGCGTGTCCTTGATGGTGTTGTCGCTGTCTCCGCCGCCGCTCATTGCGCCTCCTCGGTTCCGCTGCGGAACTCGTTCAGGTAGTCGTCCAGCTTGTCTTCGTGGAAGTGCCGGCGAATGTCGGCGCTCACCTGCTGCATCCAGGCGAACCCACCAACAAGGCCGGCGCACTGCACCACCAGGCCGGTCAGTTGGTCGCGCAGCACGAAGGCCAGCGTGCGGCCATGCCGATCGCCGTCACGCTCAAGTGTCACGCTGTCGCGCCAGTCCTGCAGGGCGGCCGCCATCAGCGGGCGCAGCATCGGCTCATGGGCGCGATAGAAGGCATTGCCGGGGATATCGATCATCGCTTCCCAGAAGGCGCGATAGATCGCATCGCTGGTGACGGGCTTGTCGCCGTCGATCAGGTCATCGAGGACTTGCGAGACGCGGAACAGCGCCTCGCAGAAGAGAATCGCGGCAGCGTGGTCCTTCAGCACATGCTGAAGAAACGCCCGCTCGTTGGGCTGTGGCATCGTTGTCTCCCGACAATGATTGACGCTGGAAGGATATCAAACCTACAGGCTGGCCCGGCCTATGATTCCTGGCTGGATGTAGGTGATCTCGAAGTTTCGGTACATCGATCGCGTGACATGCAGCACTTCGCCGCCGGTAAACGGCCCGACCTTGCGAAAGCTTGTGCTGTCACCGCCTGGCACGTTGAAGCGCTCGCGGACCATGGGGTTGACCAGCAGGTAGTTGTCTGGATCTGCCAGCGACGCATCGGCCGGCAGCGTCAGGAAGTGATGGTAGAACAGCCAGCCATTGTCCGAATGGCGCGATCGGTACCGCCACTGCTGGAACTGGTATTTCATGCTGATGAAGCGCACGCCGGCATCATAGAGCAGCTGGCCGTTTGACCCCCAGATTCGCAGTCCGTACTTGTCGCTCGAGTAGTGGACTCCCCACTCGCCAACCATGAACTGCCACACGCCATGGTTTCGCCCGGCCAGCCCGTGGTTGTGGTGCACATCCCCGCTCGCATGGAAGCGGAACCCGATCCAGCTTCCTGGGCCGCCGATGAACTTCACGCCCATCAGGAAGCCGCCACCTCCGCCGCGCATGAACAGCCAGGGCGGCTCTGTCGTCCGGTAGGTGCGTGAAAAGTAGATGTCGGTGTTGGCCGCGCCGCTGCCGAACTCGCCAAGCTGCAGCACCGGATAGGCATTATCTATCTGAACGACACGATCGTCATTCACCGCTTTGAATCCGAACGCCATCAGCTCGCCCTCAGTACCATGACATAAACCCCCATGTACCAAATCGTTCGGGAGCCCGACTGTGGATAACCGCGCCAGATCAGTTGAACGCCGCCCGGGGCCGGCTCAAGCTCCGGGAGAAAGCCAAGCTCAACGTCCGGGCCGTCGTAGCCCAGATAGCCGGCTTCGGCGCCAGACAAGAACGCGCCATCCACGGCGGGATTGAAACCCGGCAGGGAAAGAAACCAGCTTTGCGTCCTTGTCGCGGCAAGCTCACGGCCGGCGACGTAGGTCGAACTGGTGAGCCGCATGGTGCGATCTCGGGTGTCCAGCCTGAGCTGGCCCTGATTGTTCCAGACGCGCAGCCCGTGGCTCATGCAGTGAGATCTCCCAGCTGCACGCGCAGCCGGCCAGTTGAATCGAACACCTTGATCACGTTGTCGCGCACTTCCATGCGGCCGGTGCTGGAAGAGCCGTTGAGTGTCAGCCCGCCGTTCTTGTCGAGAATCCAGCGGCGCTGCCCCAGGCTGTTCACGGCGCTGGACTGGATCACGCCGGCGATATTGGCGTCTCCAACGCGCAGGCTGTCGACGTCCAGCATGTCGGCGCGCAGCTTGCCGGCGAGCGTGGTGACGGGCCGGCCCGCACTGTCGAACAGCTTGCCGAAGGTGATCGGGCCCAGCTTGCCCTCCTGGATCGAGGCGTCACGGATAAAGGCGCTGTCGATGTAGACCATCCCGTTGATGACCATGAACGGCTTCACCGCCGAAGAAGGAGCGCCGGGTCGCGCAATCCAGAAGCGATCGGCCAGCACAGCGAAGTCGGCCGTCTTGCCGTCGTTGTAGGCGCCGAAGCCTGCGACATAGCCGTTGACGTCCGTCTTCAGAGTGAACTGCGCAGACAGGCCGTTGATGCTGGTGGCTTGCTGCTGAATGCTCGCCGTGTTTCCTGATACGGTCGTCTGCAGGGTGGTGACCAGCTGCGCGGTTGCCTTGTCGCCCTCGACGCGCTCGGTTCGCTCGCTGGCGATGCGTGCATTGACCGAGCCGGGAGCGATCCCGTCGATTAGATCGATTCTGGCGCGCAGGTCTTGCTCGAGCTGCGACTCGCCTAGCTGGCCTGACAACTGCCCTAGCAAATAGGCGGCGTCGGGGAGCGGTTGAGCGAAGGTGCCGTTCGGCGAGTTCGGCGCGCCCTCGACGCCCGATGTCGAGCTGAAGGTGATCCAGTAGTAGTAGCCCGGCAGGTTCAGCGGGTCATCGACAACGGTCGCATCGTCGCGCACCACGTCGCTGTAGAACATCCCGGGTTCGCGCCCGATGATCTGCGCAGTGGCGAAGTTGTCCTCTTCGCTGCGGTAGATATTGGTGAGCGCGTGGTTGTTGTAGATCTCCTGCGGGCGCTCCCAGGTCAGGTGGATCATGCCGAAGAAGCTGCCGTCGGCAGCGAAGCCGGTCGGACGCGGTGGGACAGTCATGTCCTGCGGGCCGTCAGGCTGCGTCAGGCCGCCGTCAGGGTTGCCCGGCACCCGCAGCTTGGCCAGGCCGCCGTCCAGCAGGTCGCGCAGGGTCAGCTTGCGGTCGAGCTTGTCGCCGCGCACGCCCTCCCCCGTCTCTAGGATCTCGGCCATGGCGGCAAACAGCGGTCGAAGCTCGGGCGGCGCTTTCGGCGAGAGCGCCGGCAGCGTCTTGCGTCGTGGGGTCATCGGTGCCTCCCGGCAGGCGATTAAACGATCTCGCTGGGCGAGGATGCGATCTGGACGGACTGTACCTCATGCGCGGCTTCCACCTCGACCTCCCAGTCCCGGCACAACGCATAGCCTGCAGGCAAACGGAACAGATCGCGACTGGCCACAGGCAGCTCCAGCATGGTCACGCCGTCTGCGATCAGCCGCAGCGTGACCGGGTACTGCCGCGCGATGACCTTGGCGCAAGAAAATCCGCCACTTCCTGGCGCGACCTCATGCACTTTCGAGCGCCAGCGCAGCGTCATGGTGTCGCCGGTGCCCCAGGCGGTGATGGTATTCCCCTGGATCAGGCACAGCTGATCTTTCGCCAGGTCGTACCAGCCGGCGGTCGCGCTCACGCCGAAGAACTCGAACCCCTCGCCCGGCGTGAAGGCGAAGCAGCCACCCTCATAGAACGCCAGGTAGCGGCCGTCATGGCGATAGGCGTGGATGGTTTCCGGCTTGAGCGCCTTCCACTGTTCCCGCGAGATCATCGCCTTGGTCAGCAGCTGCGCAGAGCCGCCGCCGACTGCCACCAGGCCGTTCGGCGAGGCATAGACGGCGTATTCCCCCATATCCACCAGCGAGCGGCCAGCCACGCAGGGCTGGTCCTCGTCCAAGTGCATGTCGGCCATGGCTGCAGGCGACGAGCCGGTGATCATGTGCGGACGCCCGTTGGTGGCCACCACCAGACCGCCGGCCACTGCAGCGATGCCCACCACGTCCTCGCTGAACGCCAGTTGGTAGGCGATCGGCCAGGCGTGCGGGTAGAACGCCTCGCTGAAGCACAGGGTGTTGCCGAAGTAGCCAGCCAGAAAGCCGCCCGGTAGCGCCGTCAGCCCGGTCAGGCGATCATCGGGCATGTCCCACTCCAGCGACGGCAGCGAGACGCCCATGCTTTCGCTCGGCACCGTGTCGGTGAATGAGCCTTGAGCAACCGGCACATCGCCTACATGCTGGAACACGCCAGACTCGGCGCGGTAGATGCGCTTGGTGATGATGTCGTGCGCCCCGCTGGGAACGGCCGGCAGGCTCAGCACCACGGCCCCGCCAGCCGGCGCGCCCTCAACCATGTCCCAGCGGATGATCGGCGAGCTGGCGAAGCTGGGTGGGCCCTCTTCGCCGAAGCGACTGACCATCGTCACCACGTAGGACGTTTGCAGCGCAGTCAGCGGGTGCTCTTCTACGCTGACGCGATCAGATGGCGCGGAAACCACGGGCGCGTTCGCGGGCGCGGGAATGCCCAGGCGAAAGCTGCGCGCGGGGTACGGCTGAGCGCCGCCGGTGATCTCGGCGATGCCGCCCATCTTCGGCGGCCCGTCGCCCGTCCAGTAGACGCGCTGCCAGGCGTCATCCGCCAGCGGCGACTTCACCGCGTGCACGCGCTTGCCGCCGCCCCAGACCATCCAGTAGCCGGCGCCATTGTTGCCGTTCGGATAGCGGTACAGCGAAGACGGCGCGATGACGTTCGGCAGACCAGTAATCGGGCCCGGTGCGCGCTCTGGCTTGAGCGTGCCGCGCCGCAGGTAGACATTGCGCGCCACCTGAGCGTTCTGCTCGGGCAGGAGGCGCTCGTCGACGATAGGCATCTCGCCGCGGAATCCCGCGAAGGCCAGCTTCATTTGCGGCCACCGTGCTGGAGGCTGAAGTGGTTGCCGTCGTTGAAGCGCCCGCCCCAGGCGCCCCCCAGCGACTCCCAGTATTCGCCGAGCGGCCTGTAATCCTCGGTCCGGGTCAGGTACTGCCCGTCCTTGAACAGGTTGAAATCGCAGGCGAGCCGCTCCTTGTGCAGGCTGCCGGCCGAGCTGTACGACTTCTTTTCGCCGACCTGCCCATGCAGGCGCGGGTCGCGGTAGGCGTCGCCGAACGTCAGTTCGTATCCATTCTGGTACGCCCATTCGATGAGCAAGCCAATCAGGCGGGTGAAGTGGCGCTGTTTCTGGCCAAGGGTCATGCAGGATCTCCAGTCATTAAAAAACCCGCCGTGGCGGGTCTGGTTTTACGTCGACGGGTCAGGCGGCGAGAAGGCTTCCCACGAAGCCGCAGATGGCGCCCAGCGTGGCCGGGCTATAGCTGGCCGGGCTGGGCAGACCCAGCGCAGCTGCGCACCACTGGCTGCAGAACTGAGCTTTATCAGTGGAGCGGTTGAGGTTGAGAAGCTGGCTCAGTACCAGGCCCGTCCAGCCGTACCGGTGGTGGTCAGTCGCGGTAAAGTAATCCAGCGCCCGCTGATCGTCCGCCCAGGGCAGCGGCGCCACGTCCCACTTCTCCGGGTCGAGGTCGATGCGCTTGCGGCGAACCCCGCCATCCATCGCCGAGCTGGAGTAGCACCAGCCGTCGATCACCAGCTCGCAATGGCTGTAAATCGAGCCGGTCCACCATTGGATTACGCGGGCGGCGATGCGGGTGTCGCGCTTTCGCAATGCAAGCTGGACGGTCATGCGGCGCTCTCCGGCAAGGTGTAATCGATGGCGACGGCGTGCACCGCTGCGACCGAATCGGCTGCGCGGATTGCGTCGTCTGCGCCCTGCCTCAGCCCTGTCAGCCATGCGGAAGCACGCGCGAAAGCCTGCACCTTGGCCAGCGTCCGAGACAGGTACTGATCGCGGTCCAGGCCGCGGGCAGAGGCCGCCAGATCAATCCATGGCGTCGGCGCTGCCGGGTCCGCTTCCCAGGCCAATGCTTCGGCCCGCTGCCGCTCCCAGGTGGCGATTTCAGAGGCGGGATAGTCGGCCGTCATCAGGGCGATGGCGGCCTCGTACGCCGCATTGTTTGCTGCGATGGCCGCGACCTTCGCTTGCGTCAGGCGACTGGCCATCTCGGTCTCGCGAGCAGCCTCGTACTGCTCAAGCGTCAGCTCGCCAAGCACGCCAGGCGCATCCAGCGAGGCGCCGTCCTCGCACGTTCCGTACAGCGACGGCACGACGGCCGGGTACAGCGATTCAAGCGCGAAGCCGAACTGCAAGCCGGCAACCGCGGGCATTTTCGGGCCGTTGCGCGCGGCGGTCTCGCTGACTGGGCGACCCGTCACTGCATCGACGTAGGTGAAATTCAAGTAGCGCATTTACAGGTCTCCAGCGTGCGCGTAGGCGCGGGTAAACTTGGCGTCAACGGGGTGCCCGTGGCGCAGCATGAGGCGTGCGATATCTGCTCGCTCTCGGAAGGCGCCGCACTGGCGCATCAGGCCGAGGTAGCTGTTGGCGCTGCTGCGTCGGGAGTCCGGATCCCCAGCCGCGGCAACCCGGCGGATGGCGGACGGCAACATCCGGCCCCGCAGGACGCGCCGCCACGGCTTTACGACCTGGCCGACGAAATCGACGCCGCGATCGATTGGCTGCAGTACGGTCTTGGTCGGGTTGATTGCGGCCCGCAGGCGCGAGTCCAGAAACGCCTCAATGCGCCCCTTGGCCTCGGCCAGCCACTCGGTGCTTTCGTGCAGCAGGATGAAGTCGTCGACGTAGCGGATGTAGCCCTTCGGCTTGATTCGGTGCCCGATGAACTGGTCCAGGGCGTTCAGGTAGACGTTGGCGAAGAACTGCGACGACAGGTTGCCGATTGGTAGGCCGCATCCTTCTGCTGCGTGGAACAGGCTCTTGTGTCGAGGAACCAGGGCCATCAGCTCAGGCGGGCTGCGCACGTCGACCTCTGGAAGCGGATCGTGAAAAAGGATCTGCTCGGTAATGCTTCGGGTCCAGCCGCTACCCAGCTTCGGCTCGAGCAGCCCGAACAGGGTCGGCCGATGAATCGACACGAAGAAGTTCGAGAGATCCAGCTTCAGGTAGTAGGCGCGGCGAGACCAGTTCTGCGTAACGCTGCGAACCTGGCGCTCCAGCCGCTTGGCGCCGTACAGCGTTCCACGACCCGGGATGCAGGCGCAGCTTGCCGCCGAGAACGAGGCCTCGAAAGCCGGCGCGATCCGGTTGTACATAATGTGGTGGACGATTCGGTCACGGAACGCAGCAGCCCACACCTCGCGAGGCTTCGGGTTGGTGACCACGAAACAGCGGCTCGCGCCGATCCGGTACCGGCCGGACGCCAGGTCATCGCGCAGCCGGCACAGATTGCGCGCCAGGCGCAGCTCGAAGGCGATCGCGCTGTCGGTGTTGCGCTTGCCTTTCCTGCAGTCGCTGTAGGCGACCACGATTTCTTCCATGGTTGGGGTCATGTCAGCAGGCCCCTGCGGGGTTATCTGCGGACGGGGCGCACCAGATACGCATTGGTCTTGTTGTTGTTGTTCTGGTTGCCATCGCTGAAGCGCTGGATCCAGGCGTTGTTGGTGTTGGGAGCGTACTCAGTCGAAGTTGCGTCTTCACGTCGCCCAGCCGAAGGCGTGTGCCGATCAGCCGGGAAACTGCCCGTAGACCTGCCGCAATGGTGCGGAGGTTTCGCAAGGGCCTGTCGTGGGCCGAAGCCCAGGGACGCAACCAGATAAATCGCGCGGGAAGGATCACCGTGGCAATCCAGCGGCGGGCGACGCGGTAGGCCTGCTGACATGATGTTTGCGCGAGGCGTTACCGCTCGCGGCGAATTTTTGCCATCCACCCGCCTGCCGGCCGATATCGGCGGTCAGCTCTGCGGAGCGGGCGTACTGCTTCAGGCTGATCAGCTTGAGGTCGGAGGACAGCTGCAGCAGCATCTCCACCACCTGCAGTGTTTCCAGCAGCTTGCCGATGTAGGGCAGCTTGTCCTCCGCCGCATTGGCGCGATAGATCATCAGCACCAGCAGCACCGCCTCGTTGTGTAGGCGCTGACCCAGCGAAGGGCGGAAGTCGCGCGAGAAGTGGCGGATGAGTTCGGTTACCAGGCTCAGTAGCTCGTAGCTGACTCGGTAGATCGGCAGGTTTTTCGATTTGGACATGTGCAAACTGCAGGCTCTAGCCCGCGCAAGCGCGGGCATCAAAGGGTCAAAGGCTAAATTTTCAATCTGCGGACGGGGCGCACCAGAGACGCATTGGTCTTGCTGAAGTTGCTCTGGAGGCCATCGCTGAAGCGCTGGATCCAGGCGTTGCTGGTGTTGGGAGCGTACTCAGTCGAGGTCCAGTACCAGGTAGGCACTGCGAATGCCTCGGCTCCGCCCGCCTTGAACGCTGCGGCCGATGTCTGGGCCGGGCTGCCGGTCGTATACGAAGCGCCAACCGGGACGCTGTTGGCGTTATCACCATGGTTGCCGGCCTCGGCGCGCGAGCCAGTGATGTTCGCCGTAGTGTCTGGCTTGAGGTTCCGATACAACAACTCCAACTGGTCGCGCGCGGGCAGGTGCCAATCGGTAAAGCCGCCACCGTTGTAGGCGCGGCAATACTGGGCCGCCGGGTGCGTGGCGTTGTTCATGCTGTTGCTGTTCGCCAGGCCGTCGTGATAGCTCGACGTTCCAGCGGTCGCGCTGTTCGCCGTCTTGTGAGCCAGAGTGGTCTCGGCAGATTTGGGCGCGACGATAATGATGTAGTCGCCGTCGGCGTAGCGGATCTTTCCCGCATAGAACCCGCCGCCAAACGCCTGGCCGGGCACGGTCGGCAGGAACTGATCAGCCGTACGAAACGCCAGCTCTGCCCACTCGCCAGCGCCAAACGTCGCGCCAATGTGCCGAACCGCCATGTGGTAGTCCGTCGCGACGACCAGGGTGTCTTGAGGTAGCGTGATGCTCAGCTTGTTGGCTGAATTGTTCAGCGAGGACCAGACAAGCGTCCCGGTGCGCCCTGCCCCCGTCCAGATTTCCCAGTCGGTCGCCGCATGGGTGTCGGTGTTCGGCCCGATCAGGGCGAAGGGGCCGGTCGATAGCGTCGGGTTGCCCATGACGCCGGTGGCTTCCGGTGATGTGATGACCGGCGCCGCAGGGCGCTCCGGCAGGATCTCCAGCGTGATGTCGCGCCGGTAGTCGCCCGCGAATACGGTCAGCGTCACGCTGCCCGCCTCCATGGGCGCGGTGAAACTGATCGTGCTGCCGGCAATGCTGGCGGTGCCGGCCGAGACCTGCACCAGGTAGCCGCTGAACACGTCGTAGTCAGTGATCTGGAATTGCACGGTCTGGGCGATGTAGATGCCGGTCGGGCCGTCGAGGCTTACGGCAGATTCGGCAACCAGATACTGCGGGTGTGGGTTCTGGTCGGCGACATGGACATCGATGATCTCTTTTACCGCCTCGAAGCCGCCCGCCGTCAGCGACTGATAGCAGTAGCTGTTGGCGGGCCAGTTCAGCGCAACCGTCCCTTCGAGCCCCCGCTCCAGCCCGGTGAGGGTCAGACCGTCACGCGCGGCATAGCGGATGATCTCCACAGCGGCAGGCTTGCCCATGCTGTCCGCCAGCACGAGCACGCCGCCGTCAGCAGGCGGCAGCTGGTATGGCGCCTGAGCAGGCTGGAGCAGCAGGCTAAGGCCTTCAGCCGTCAACGGCCCGTCCAGCTGCGTTTCTACGAAATTGGCATAGCTCATTTGTCACGCACCTTGATCTTGAACTCGACCTCTTTAACCCGGTCCTGCTCGGTACGCACGACGCAGGTCACGATGTAATCAACGAAGTGCGTGCCGCCCCCCAACCACAGCTTGAAGCGCTGCGGGCTTGCGCCCAGCAGAACGTAGGGATTGTGCGGCGCCGGGCCCAGCACCAATGCCGGCACCGGCTCCGCTGTGCTGGCGACGGTAATCACGACCGACTCGATATCGTCGTCCGCGATATCGGCAAACCAACCGGTCAGGTCCACGTCGTAATCCAGGACGTCATTTGGCTGCTTGGAAAATACGTCCATCTCAAATCCTGATTGTGCGAGGCTCGGCCTCGATGGCGCTCACTCGGCCGGCGTAAGCGACCATCACCGTGCGAGAAGAAGGCGCTTTGGATAGGTCGTTGATCTGGTTGTAGCCGGATGCCTCGGCAACAGCTTGAGCGGTGGCGCCGCCGGCGATGACGATCCGCTGCGCTCGCCCGCTGGTAGTGGCCAAGGCTTCAGCAGCGGGTTGATTGGCAAGCATGAGATGCATCGTCCGGGCTTGCGCCTCTGCGGCCAGGACTGCACTGCCAGCAGCTCGGAACTCGGCCATGGCGCTGCCGAAGCCTTGCGCAGTGCAATTCGCCATGCCGGCCGCGAAAACGTGCCGAACACCGTAGCCGCTTGCCGTTGCGGTGACCGATGCGGGCTCGCCTTCCTGGCCGGTATAGGTCATGTCCATGTAGCCGGTCGCCTTGGCCGTGGCGATTCCTTTCCCGGCGAATCCGCGAATCTGTACGGCGCAACCGTAAGCGTGAGCGACGGCGCGCATGACCTGGGGCTGGTAGATCAACACATGGCTCAGGCTGGCCTGGGCGGTTGCCCTGGCCGTTCCGAACAGCTCGAAGTGCCGAACACCTCCTTTCGTCACGGCAGCGTCGGCATTGGCCTCTGCGATGGCCATGCCGTTGCCGGCGGCGCCGGCGATATACACCTGAGTACCGAACGCTGATGCCTGCGCGTGGGCGAACTGGCGCCCCCCGATCTGCTTTTGCGCATCACCGAACAAGGCGGCAGTCGCTTGCGCGACACCTCGCCCGACGTGGTAGGTGGTGCCCACCAGCCTTGCTCGAGCATGCGCCGGGCGACCGTAGGCCAGCACGTAGCTGACAACTTCGCCATGAGCTGAAGCGACCGCCTTGGCTGGCGGCTGAAACGGCATGCGTACACGCCGCTGCAAGCGGCCTGCCGCGTAGGCATCGGATTGCGCCGCACCTTCGCCAAAGAACGAGGCCTGCGCAACGCCCTGAGCCAGGGCGCTGACCTGCGCTACGCCGGCGGCGCGGTAGAACGCTACAGGCTGCGCAGCGGCTTGGGCGATAGCCTGTGCGGCGTTGCCCTGGGCCGAGGCGTCGCGAAGCGCTTCGCCGAAAGCGGATGCGCTGACTTCTGCAAGCCCCGCCCCCTTGTAGTGAACCTGCGCCTCGCCTGTTGCGGTGGCGCTACAGGTCGCCACTCCTGATACGGTGACATACCCCGCAACAAGCGCGCCCCCTAGTAGCGACCTACCGAACAGGTGCATGGGCTTAGCTCAGCACGACAGAGAGCGAGCCGATCGGGAAGGACACCACGTCAGTCGGGTCCAGGGTTTTCGGGTTGAGCATTGCCGAGTGGTACAGCAGATTTCCGGCAGCCTGAGCATCGAAGATGCCCCAGTGGGTGACCGTGGTTTGCGCATCCACGATGGCCGGGAAGACGATGGTGCGCGTGTTGCTGCAAGCCCCGTTCGCCGGCGCAGTGAAGCCGTCGGAAGTGACGGTGGTGTGCGCCTGCTGCCGCTGATAAGCGGAATCCGCCACTTCGGCACCCGTTCCGGCATCTGTCGGGTCAGAGGTGAAGAGGCCGATGAACACGGCACCACCTGAGTAGGTGCCGCCACGCAGCGTCACGTCGGCAAGCTTGTTTTCAAGATAATCAGAAAAAGCGGACATAGGTGGCCCTCCCGGGCTGACATGCAGGATGTGGGATGTTTCGTTGAATCAGGCGAAGCTGCGGGTTCGCATCCGGACGCTGCCTGACTGGTAGCCGCTGGCGGCCAGCGAGCGAGCGCCGGCCTGGGCGTCGAGGAACTTGCGGCGGTAGTGTTCCGATAGCTGGAGGTCGCGCCACGGGTAAGGCAGCGTCAGCAGGCGCGAGCGGGCGCCGTCCTTTATGGCCTCCTCCCAGCGGGTGAGCAGTTCGGGCGGCATGTCCCGGCCGCGTGCCGGCTTGCACGCCAGGGAGCCCAGCAGCGTACTGCTGTCGGGCGTAGCGCGTAGAAACTCGACGCCATTGCTGCCGGTCTGTCGGTAGTCCAGCCCTGGCTTCAGCTCTCGCGAGCCTTGCTGCAGACTGACGATACGCAGCGCCTCGGCACCGGAAGGCACTTCCACCTCGGCAAACGACGTATCAGCCCCGACAACAATCGGCCCATCGCTAACGATCCATGCGTTACCTTCCGCGCATAGCTCACGCTGCGCCCATCGCAGCGCATCACGCACTGTCGAAGCAGGGCAGCCCGGCGCATCCGGCAGCAGGTCATCTACCAAATCGGCAACAGTGGTCATCGAGCCCCCTCGCGTGCATTAGGGCTCGCCGTGGCGGCGCCCTGAATCTTCAGCCCCAGCGCGGCCTGCGCCGACTGCGAATGAAGCGTGGCGCGCTGCAGGTTGGCCGCGTGTTCGGCGTCCTTGCTGAATGCGCGGGCCAGCACCATGTCCAGTAGGATCGGCGCATAGCTCTCCGGCAGCCGGAGCGCCTCGGTTGAATCGGGACGTGCCTCGCTCTGCCCGTGCGGCTCAGGCACGCGCGAGTAGACGATTTCCAGCTTGGCCGTCGCCGCAGCCGGCGGGTAGACGTAGAAGCGGCGCGGATCCAGATCGTCGAAGACGAAGTGCTCGATCGCCTCGGTCTGCGGCTCGCCGTGCCAGCGCCGACGCGTTGCATCGAGCGTACCCCGGTCGATTGGCGTCACGATCAACCCCTGCGCCTTACTGGATAGGTTGCGCACCACCCCCAGCAGCCGGTCGGCCTGGGCTGGCAGTTCCTGGCGCGTACCGGCGACACAGCCAAATTCGGCATTAACGGCGTTGGCGCTCGGGCGGATCGCCAGCACAGTCGCGTAGGCCTCGTTGAGCCAGTCCAGCAGCTCGAGGCTGGTCCAGCGGGTGCCTTCCTGCGTGATCTCCTGCAGGACGGTGCGCGCCCGCCGCAGCAGGTCACCAACAGTGGTCACGGCTTATACCTCTTCCAGATCGGCCAGCGCTGCCAGTGCTGGCGTCCAGATGAAGGTGCGACCGGTGCTCTTGTTGCGCAGCAGGCGATTACTTGCTACGGGCGCTGGGGCGGGCGCAGGCGCCTCGTCCAGGGCTGGCGGGGTTACTGGCGCCTGAACAGGGACCGCGGACGGTTTGGCGGTTGCTGCAGGCGCGGGCGCGGGCGCAGCAACAGCCGCGGCGACCGTGGTGGCAGCCGGATTCTCAGCAGGCGCGCCAGCGGTGTCACCGGCACTGTCGGCCGGGCCCGAACCTTCGCCAATGGTGGCATCGCCTTTGGCGTCGCCGCCATCTGCGTCGCCGCCCTCTTCTTCGGCAGTTTCGCCAAGCCCTTTCAGAACCTCGGCGCGCAGCGCCTTCAGCGACTTGCGCTTGTCCAGATCGAGGGACAGCTCGACCTTCACCAGCGACTCGAGGGCGTCCTTGGTCGCCGCAGCCTTCACGGCTGCAATCAGTTCAGCTAGTTCCATGGATCGTTGCTCCAGATACGGCAAAGCCGCCCCAAAGGACGGCCATGCTGCAGGGTTAGCCGCGAGCGGCGTACAGGTGGCCCATGGCCTTCGGGTCGATGACCTTCGAGCCGTAGACGTTGAGGCCGCGCACCAGCTTGCCGAAGTCCTGCGGGTTGGGCAGGGTCTCCATCTGGGTCATCTGGCTGGCGAAGGTCAGCGCCTTCTTGTGGCCAAACATGATGTTGGTCGCCTTCTTCGACGCCACGGCGTCGTCGACGATGCTCATGTTGTTGCTGATGTACACCGTGAAGCGATCCAGGGTGCCCAGCTTGCCGTTGCGGAAGACCGACTGGGCGTCGCCCATGATCGAGGCGTCCTTGAGGTCGGACTTCTTGAGCATGCCGCTCATCCAAGCCGGCAGGATGATCCAGCGGCCGGTTTCTGGCACGTTCTGCTCATCAAGTACCGAGCCGCAGTCCACCAATACGTCGAGGACGTTGTCCTTGGTGATCGCGATCGGCGCACCGGCAGCGCCGAGGTTGTAGCTGGCCGACTTGACGCCCGCGGTGGCGCCAGCGTTCTCGGCGGCCGCATCGGCGTAGTGGCGCGCCAGGATGTCGGTGTCGATGGCGATCTTCATCTGCTCGCCGCCGTCGTCCGAAAACTCGTCCATCAGCTTGATGTCGGCCTGGTAGCGGTCGATGTCGTTGACCTCGAAGGCGAAGTACTTCGCCTTGTCGATCTGCAGCTCGACCTTGTCGCTGGTCGGCTTCTCGTAGGTGAGGCCGCCACCGATCTGGTAGTCCTTGATGGTGATCGACGGCACGGTGCGGATCTGCACGGTATCGCCCTTGTTCTTGATCTCGCCCTCGTAGTCGGTGTTGGCGATCTCGCCGAAACAGGTGGAGGCGTAGAGCTTCTCCACCAGCTTGCCGGACCAGATCTCCGGAATGAAGCCGGCAGAGCTGGACGAGCTGTAGTTGGGTACGCCAGCGGCGCGGGTTGGACCTGCCATGTTGTGTTACTCCTGAGCGTGACGCCTCACGGCGTTACAGGGCGCTCTCAGCGGATGCGGCCCTGGGCCTGAGCGGCAAAGATGTCGGTTTCGATTGCGGCGGCCTGATCCTTGGGATAGCTCGCCTTGTTCCGGTAGAACTCGCTGATTTCAGCGCGCGACCAGACCTTGCCCTGCTGCGGTTCTGGCGCAGCGGAGCGGGCCTGGCGCGGCTGGACCAGCTCGCCCGGAATGGGTTCTTGCGATGCCTTCGGCGCTACGGCGGCGAAGGACTTGAAGACCGCAGCCACTCGATAGGCATCGAGCGCTTGCTGAGCCCCGACCAGCAGTTGCTGGCGAGGCTGGCCACTCAGCGGATCGATCTCGGCGAGCCACTGATGGAACGCCGGATCGGCGTTGACGGCGCGGAAGTTCGGCACCTGCGCTTCGAGGTCGGTCCAAAAGCGCGCTTCGGCGTCCTGTCGCTTCTCTTCACGTAGCTGACCCAGCTCGCTCTTGATCTCCTGCAGGTCGCCGTTGTTGCTTGGGGCGGCGGCGCTGCCGGCGACACGCTTGATCAGGTTAACCAGATCCGGGCCGTACTCTTCGATCTCCGCTTCGGTCAGGTCGGACATCGCCTCTTGGGCTCGCTGAACCGCCGACGCCGGTTGTTGCTTGTCGGCGGCAGCCAGCTGGTCTTTCAGCGTGGCGATTTCCTTGCGCAGCGCGGGAACCTCGGCGTTGTATTTGCCTTGCAGCACATCGAAGCGGTGACGCCAGTAGGTAGCGTCCCGGGTTTCGGGCTGGGGTTCAGGTGCGGGTTGCGCGGCAGGCTCGACGGGCGTTGGCTGCTGCTCGGACTCGGGAGCCGCTGCGGGAGCGGGGTTCTCGTTGCCTTCGGTGGCCGGCTGATTCAGCTGGTCCTGCAGCGCCTTGGCGGCGTCCGCCTGGTCTTGCACTGAGCGGGGTAGCATTTGCGGTCTTCTCCAAACAGGGTGAGCCAGCGGCTTGCTGGGGTTCACATGGCGGGGTTCTGGATTCGCCTATGCCTGGCCGAGGCATGGCGAGCAGTCGCCCATAAAAAAACCGCCTCGAGGGGCGGCTTTGTTATGAGTGCTGTCTGGCGATCTCCCTGCTGGCCTCGATGGCTTGCAGGAGTTCGCGTAAGGCTCCGGCGCGTCCCTGCAGCCGGTATAGGGTTTCGGTGGAGCTGGATTGCTCCAGGGCGTCGCGCTCATCCTTGATAGCCTGGCGCAGCGCCTGCTTGAGGCATTGCCAGTCCGGGCTGTTGTTGGACTCCAGCCGGGCCAGCGCCTTGTATTCCTCCTGGGATAGGTCCACCCATTCCTCCGAGTGCTTGCAGTTGCCCCATCAGGGCTTGGATTTCCAGCATGATCCGCTGGGTTTCGGCCTGACTCTTGCCGGCGTCGGCCTGCTTCTTTGCTGCGTCTGCCTGAACCTTGCCGGCCTCCAGCTGCATCTGTTGCGCTTGCTGCTCGCCCTGCTGCTTGTTCTGCTGCTCGACGCGACCCTTGATCTCGTCGTCTTCTGGAACCAGCCCCGGCATGTCGAGCTGATCGGCGATGCTGCGCAGCAATCGCGCGCGGCCTTCCACGCCGATGATCTGCATGTCCGCCTCGTTGCCGGTGGCGGCCAGGAACTGCTGGCGGGCCTGCTGGGTCTGCTCGCGCAGCAGCATGGCGCTGGCTCCGCGCGGCACCACGCGGCAGTCACCCTTGATCGACATGTCGGGGCTGTAGCGCATGTTGAACAGCCAGAGCGCGGCGATCACACGGCTGGTCACGCCGCGGTCGATATGCCGGATGGCGTCCTTGATGCCCTTGTTCGCGCTCTCCAGCAGCATGGACAGGCCGCTGGCGGTGTTGCCCGCCCCGCCGACCTTCTCGTTGCCATAGGAGTAGCGCGGGATGTTCGTCGCGTCGTCCGCGCGCTGCTCCCACTGGGCGTACACCTGCATCAGCTCGCCCGCGCGGCTGTCAGGCTGGTAGAAGCGAATGGCCGGCTGCTGCGACCCGGTACCGGTGCGGTCGCTCTTGGTCCGCCAGCGCTTCATCGGGAAAATCTCGTTGGGATTCTCCTCCGGCATCAGGCGATCCATGGATATCTCGATCTGCGGGCCGCTGGCGAACGCCATGTTGTTCGCTTGCGCCCGGGCGACGGCGCAGCACATATCCTGCACGTCGGACATCAGCTCAGGAATACCGATGCCCCAGAAGGAGCCCGGTACCAGCTGGAACGACGCCTTGTGGTAAGGGCGCGCGCCCATGGGGTTACGGTTGATCACGCAGCGGATCACATGCCGGCCGATCAGGATGGCGTCGATCTCGTATTCGCCCAGCGGGTCGTCAACCTGTTCGGGCGTCATGCCCCACTGCAGCAGGATCAGGCCTTGGGCGCTGCCCCAGTAATGCAGCCCCTCGATGGTCTCGCCCTGGTTGGTCATCCAGTCGTGGCTGCGGTCTTCCAGACGCGCACGCTCGGAGTCGGTGGCCAGCCACTCGCGCAGGCCGCCGCGGCCATGCTCGACCAGCACCTGTTCGATGGCGTCGTCCTTGTAGCCCGGCACACCGCGCAGTCGGTTCAGGTGTGCACGGGTATAGCGCTCGCGCTCGATCAGGTAAGCGCCGTCGTCGATATCCGAAGAATCCGGCGAGGGGTACAGGTCATACGGCGAGACGCGGGCGAACTGAGGCTTGATCGCCTCCACCTCGATCATCTGCCAGCCCTCCTTCCAAGCGAACTCGGGCACGCGCTGCAGCAGCGGGCCGCGCAGAAAGGCCGCGGGATAGGTCACGAAGTCGTCGATGAACGCTTCCAGCGCCTCACTCCAGCCGCCCTCTTCCAGCTGGTCGTTGATCACCTCTTCATGGCGGTCGGCGATCTGCCGGGCCTTGTTCTGCACCTCGCGGCGCAGCAGGTCTTCCAGCTGCTGCTTGTCCATGCCCTGCGCCCGCTCACCGAGGCGTTGAGCAAAGGCGGTCAGGTAGTCCGGCGGGATCTCGGCAACCGGCGTCGGGTCCAGCCCCCACGGTCTGCCGTTGGCGGGCATCAGGATGTCGCGGATCCAGGCCGCTGCAGCGCGGCATTTGGTGGTGGTAAGCTTCGGGTACAGCTCGCTGCCGCCTTCCTCACGGATCGCGCGCAGCTTGTCCGCGTCGTACTCGCCCTTCTGCCGGCGAGCGCAGTCCAGCAGGCGCCGCTCAATGGATTGCTTGGCCGTCTTCGCCGCCTCGAAGGCGCCGCGAATGTGACCGGACAGTGAGCTTTCCACCGCCTGCATGCGTCGGGCTTCTTCCTGGCGCAGCTGTTCGGCTTCTTCCTCGGCTTTCAGCTCGCCAGCGGATTGGAAACGCAGCAGACCCAGGCTCATCGTGCGACCTCCATCTGCCGGTAAACCTGAGCCACTTCGGCCCGGCGGTCATTGCGGCGCTGCAGTGCGGCAATGCGAATGCCCTGCACGTTCTCCATCAGCTCGCGCATGTACCCGGCAGGGTTGGCGGCGAACTCGGCCAGCTTCACGCGCACCTCGAGCCCCATGCCGTCGGTGACGTCGAACTTGAACTGGAGGGCCGGGTGCTCGTCGTGGTTCTCCACCACCAGCACCGGGTCCACCTGAATGTTGGCCACGTCGTTGCGCACCTGGTGGGACGGCACAGCCAGCGGCGCCAACTTGGACGCGATGAAGCTCGCCACCTGTTGATGCTCAACGGTGATGAAAAGGTTGCTGCTCATGTGTGTGCTTTCCAGTTGCGGCGTCCGCGCTCGGTATTGGGCGCAGTCGGCGTGCTATTCATGCCGATGGACAGTTCAAACAGTCCGCTCCGGGCGAGTGTTTCGAATGCTTTGGCGCCGTGTGACGCCCAGTCGTGACGCGGAGTCGCCCGGTACACGCCCAGCCGGTCGTCCCACTCCTTGCGGTAGTTGTCGAGGCAGTCAATCAAGCGATCAACGCCGACCACCTTGTCATCGCCGCCCGCCTCGACCTGCTCGGCAAACCAGCACATCGGCAGGAACTGGCGCACTGCCTCGATGCCTTCGGCGTGGTTGCTGATCCGCGGCACGATCTCGAAGCGGATGCCGAACTGCGCAGCGGTATCGACGCGGCTCTTGCCGGTCCCGAGCTCGCGCACCGCCAGGTCGTGCGGCCCATAGTGCTGGCCGTAGGTGTAGCCCTTCTCACGCAGCTTGCGGGCGTAGTACTCCAGCCCTTCGCCGCTGTGCTCCAGGTAGTCGATGATCCGCACTTCGCGCCCAAGTACCTGGCAGAACACGATGGACATGGCGTCCGACATGCCCAAGTCCCACGCCGTGATGACCGGCAGCGATGGGTTGTAGGCCGCCTTCGTCGTGATGCGACCGTTCTTGCGCAGCCAGCGCATCTGCTGCATGTAGTAGGCGCCGTCGATGCTCTGCGCGAAGGCCTCGTCCGGCGTGGACGGGTACTCGCGCTTCATATCGTCCTTCAGCACCTCGGCCTTCTTCGCGTACCACGCCTGCTGCGCCGCATCGGTCTTGATGCGGTACTTGGCGTCCAGCTCGGCGAAGTAGTCGTGCAGCCAGCTCGGTATCACCACGCCGGCAGGGTCCAGGCGATAACCCGGCTCGTCCCACCACGGGAAGAAGTGAAACTGGAAGTCCATCAGCGTCGGCAGCTTGCCGGCCTCGGACAGCTTCTGCGCCGTGGCGCAGTAGTCGTGAAAGTAGCCCTCGCGCCCTTCAGCCGTGCTTTCCAGCGTCACCTGGTTACCGAGGCCGACCGCCTCGAAGGCGCCGGTGACGATCTCCTGCGCCTTATCCGGGTACTTGCGGCAGATCTTGCCGAACTCACTGACGTGCAGCCGCTGCAGCGTGCCGCCCCGGTAGCTGGTCGAGACGCGGATGCTCGAGCCGTTGTCGAAGACGTAGCCTTCGCCGCGGTCGCTGGTCGGCGCCGGCAACTTGAGGTCCAGCGCCTTGAAGATCGCCATCCACGCTGATTGACGCAGCTGGTCATAGGCGAACTTGATCTTGTTCCGGAAGATATCTTTCGCGTCTTCCAGCGCGTGCGCGATGCAGCCTGCCGAGAAGTTCTCGGTGAACAGGCAGTCATCCAGCGCATCGATCATCTCGAAGGTGGTGAAGCCCAGCTGTCGCGCCTTCAGGATCACGTTGCGGCAGTGGCCACGGATGAACCGCTCGCGCTGCTGCTTGTTCGGCCGGAAGGTGCGGACCTTGCCGTCCTTGTCCTTGATCTTGTAGAGCGTGTTCAGCCGGTACCACTTGTTGTCCAGCGCACGCAGCAGGTCGGCCGGATCGGTCAGCTTGCCCTCGCGATGCAGCCGCAGCCACTTTTCACCCTCGAGGACAACGGCAGCCGGCGCCCTACTCTTCGACACCTGGCGCCACCTCGGCCAGCAGCTCCTTGAGCGTCTTGCCGATGTTGTCCTTGTCCTCGGCGTCGAGGCCGTAGCTCTGGCGCTCCATCTTCACCACACGTTCCAGCGCCATGGTGGCGTTGCCCAGCGTCTTGCCGGCGTAGTCCAGAGGCACGTCGATCTCGGCCGCCTCGCCGCTCTTGAGCTGGACGGTCATGGTGCCTTTCTCCAGCTGCTCTTCCAGGCGCTGCATCAGCGTCTCGGCGAGCCCCTTGGCCTTTCGCAGCAAGCGCTGGTGGCCGCGAATGACCTCCGCGCCAGCCTCGGCTGCCTGCTCGATGATCAGTTCGTCAGAATCAGCCCGAGCGACTTCCTTGGTCACGGCGAGGGTGGTTTTCTCCCGCACGCGCTGGCGGATCTGCTCGGACAGGTCGCGCTGCCAGCCGTGATCGGTGGCGCGCTTGCGGATGGCGCCTTCGGACGGGCCATGCAGGCGGCTCAGCTCACGGTTGCTGTACTGGCCGGTTCGATAGTCGCGCTCGACCGCAGCCCAGTCGTAACGGGCCCCTTTCTTTGCGGTCATGGTGTTTCTCCAGATAAAGCGCGGGCGCCTCCCGGCGTGCCGCTATTCGATGGCTGCGGGCCGATGACAGAACAGGCGCACATACGCCTGCAGGCCGCGCAGCTTTGCCTCGTCGAGCGTCACCTGCTCTCGGTGGGCGAAATAAGGTTGTCGAGCGTCTGCAGCGAGCTCGGCGCCTCCATCATCCACGCGGCCGGCGCCGGTATCGGCGGGCACTGCGGGGCAGGAGGCGCGGATGAGCAGCCGGCGACGGCCAGCAGCAACATCGGCAGCAAGGCGCTGGTTCTCATCGCGTGCATTCTTCAGCTCCAGGGTGGCCTGTTGGTCGTGCCGGTCGCGCTCGGCGAATGCCGCCTCGGTCAGCCGGATTGCCTCTTGCAGTTGCACGACGCCCTGCTGTGACAGCTCCAGCGCACCGGCCAGCCGGTCACGCTCGCCGCCCAGGTAATCCAGTCGCAGCCAGACGGCCAAGACGATGGCCAGCAGCACCGCGCCTGCCAGCAGGTACAGCCTCACAGCCCGACCTTGCGCTTGGCATCCAGCACGGCGTCGACGATCTCGCCGATCTGTCGGTCCTTCTTCGCCTCGCTCCAGGCGAACAAGGCGCGCACCAGCACCCAGGCAGGCAGGCCACAGACGAAGATCAGCCCGCCGATGGCGACCATGCCCACGTCATCGTTCGCCCAGTCGCCGATCTCCAGCCAGCGCACCACGAAGGCGCCGCCGCAGAGGCTCGAAACAGTGGTGCTGATCATCGCCACGACGAACTCGCGCACGGTCTTGGGCAGCGTCATCGCCATGACGACAACGGCCGCAAGGATGGCGATGAAACCGAAGGCGCCCAGCTTGTACAGCGCGATGCCGCCGGCGGCGGTCAGTGGGCCTGGCTCGGACATTGAGTAGATACCTGTGTGCTTCACGCGGGCACTCCCGGCACTCGGCCTGGTGGTGTCATGTAAATCCCGACGCTCGCGCGCTGCGATCCGCCAGAGAGCAAAGACCCAGGCCGAGCGCCGGAAAGAGGTGCCCAGCCGAAGCCGGGCGGCTTGTGGCAACGTCTCCCGACGTGACCCTGGCAGCGCCTCGCGGCGGGGCCAGATACGAAAAGGCCCCGCACTTGGCGGGGCCTTGAAAGTTGTGCACGTCTTTCCGCGCTGTCTGCCAAAGAGCTATCTGCCGCTGGCACCCCAATGCACCAGTCTCAGCTGATCGCCCTCGCGCCGAGCCCCCGTAGGGTAGGAACTGGCCCGCGCGGGCTGCCGGTGTTTTTCAATGACCACCCCACCGCCGGCTGGGAATGTCCAGGCTCTCCCAAAGGCCGCCCTGGCTGCGGACACAAACGCCACCAACAAAAAAGCCCGACACGATGGCCGGGCTTTCTTTGGGGTGCTGCTTTACACAATGAGGAAAATGTACGCGAATGCTCGACATGGCGTCAAGCCACCTCCCTCTCCCCTTCAATCGCCAGCTCCACCGGCTCCAGCACCCGCTGGTCGATGTCGCTGATCGTCCGCTGCAGGCCTTCCCAGATCGGCGCCCAGTCACGCGACCACTGGCTGACGCTGATCTTCTCACCGTACCAGTCGGCCACGAACTCGGCGATGCGGCCGGGCGTCCACTCGTCACGGCCACCTGTCACAACGCCTTGATAGGAGATCAGCGCAGGCAGCACCAGGCAGTAGGCGCGCGACTCCTTCACCTTCGTCATCCCGGCAGGCTTGTCCCAGGTGAACCACACCAGCGTCCGCGCAACGTCCTGGTCCCGCACGGTCGCCAGCGGCGAGTACAGGTGATGGCCGAAGTGCTGCAGCGGCTTGGTCAGCGAGGCGATCGCGTGCTGGATGCGCCCCATCGTCGCCATGTGGGCGCAGCGCGAGCTGGATGCGTTCTTCGCCCGCGGCCGCTTGTCCTGCTGGAACATCACCGAGTCGCGCGATTCATATTGGCTGTCGTGCCAAGCCTGGCGTGCCGAGATCAGTCGCATATTCCCTTCCCCTTACTACGCAGTGCGTAAAAATTGCGCACTTTGCGTACGCAGTGCATTAGTGTTTGTCTTCTGCGTGCCGCGCGCCGCCTGGTTTTGCGCAGCGTTCGCATGTGCGTAGTTCATGCGCAGTTGGCCCCGTGCCTCGCGATCAGGATGGCGTCAGCCACGGCTTGGCCTTTCCCCTTCAGATCGAGGATCCGCAGATCCGGATAAAGCTGGATGGCGCGGCTACGGGCTGCATCCTTGTCGGTGCCTACTAGGCCCGCGCGCTTTTTCCAGGCCTGCGGGGTCACCAGCGTGTACGGGATAGCCATTCCCTGCAGAATTCCTTCCACCACACCGGCGGCATGGCCGAAGGTGAACATCGACGACGCCCCGCTCTTGCGCTCGCCGCCCCCTGGCATGGCTCCAACCTGCTCGAGATAGGCGTGCGCGTTGAGCTCGCCGATGGTCTCGCGGATGAAAGCGGCCACCGCAGCGCCGTTCACCCGGCTTTTCGTGCCGACCTTCACTGTAGGCATGTTCAGGTGCGCCACGTAGTTGCCGCCGTCAGTCATCACGACAAGAGCACCGGTACAGCCTGGATCAATCCCTAGAATCACTGCGTAGCTCCAATGTCGATGTTGATTACGCGCAGCACTTCTTCGCGGCTGCTCACATAGGCCAGCGGAGCATTGCCGCCGGGCCTGGTCACCACGAATCGCTGCTCAGGCAGTCGGCAGATCGCCACGGTGTAGCCGCCATCGGTCACCCAGCAGTCCTTGATCGGGTCGCCGTCCCGGTTTTTCTTCTGCGCCCACTTCATGCAGCTGCTCCCTTCACCACCAAAAGCCCGGCCCCTACTAGGGACTCATGTGTCTCTGCGATAGCCCGCGGGATGTCCTGCCAGTCCACCTGCCCCTTGCGGCGGCCGTCGAGCACGTCATGGCACGCACTGCAGGCATAAACCGCCACGGTGTCGAAGCCCTTCATGCCCATGCCTGTCTGGCCGCACGGGATATGCGCAAGCACGGTCGTGGCGGGGTCGAAGTTGCAGATGCCCGGAATCCGGACGGTGCAGTCCTTGCCGCAGGCGCTATCGCGGACCTTCTTGCTGGCGATCTTCATGCCGCACGCTCCCGATCCATCAGCTCGGCCATCTGCTCGATCTGCTCCTGGTCGCAATCGGGCCAGTAGCGCTCGGCCAGGTGCTGGCAGATCCCCGCGTAGAACCGCTCGAATTCGCCCTGCTCCATCCGATCAAATGCCAGGCTCTGCGGTGCCAGCACGTCGATCTGCTTGATTTCCGGCAGCACGGCCTTGAGCATCCGCGTCGCAGCGGCGCCAAGCATCGTCTCGGCTGCAGCCAGGATCGCGGTCACCACCGGTGCAGCATCGATCTGCTCTACCTCGCAACACACGCCGGATTCGCGCTGCAGGCGCTTGATGGCGGCGTGCTGGTCCAGCCCCTCGAACCCTTCGAGCTGAGCCACTGCCAGGCCCCCAAGCAGATGCGCCCTGCGATGCTGGCCCAGGTGCCGCGGCTTGCTCAGTTCGGCCCGCAGGTCATCGCCCATCCGGTAACCACGGTCACGCATCAGTCGGCGATCGGTTGCGAAGCGCGGCACCAGAGCACCAACCACTTCCCCAGTGCTCTCGATCACTGCCCGCTCCACGCGAAACAGGATGTGCCGGCGCTCCTTGCGCTTACGGCGTGTGGCGAGCTTGTCAGCCATGGGCAGCACCTCGCACCGCCTGGCGCAGCCCGGCCAGTGCGGCGCGGCCAACCTCCGGCGTACGGACAGTCACCGTCTCCGGCAGCGCCTTGGGGATCTCGCGCAGCGGCTCGCCGGCCAGCAGCATGCGTACCGTCGCCACGTAGCTGCGCTCGAACAGGCGGCGGCTCACTTCCTCGCTCAGGGTGCGCAGTGCGTGGAATCCGGCCTCACAGGCTGCGTGGTACACCCCGGGGTGCGACCACTGCCCATCGGCAGCAGGGTGCGAGTTGCGGCAGGCCTCGGCATAGGCGCGCTCCAGCGGCGGCAGGCCGAGCATTTCGGGCGTCGGCTGGCACCACTTCACGAACCGCCCGACGCTCGGGGCGAAGTCACCGCCGTGCTGGCGGCATTGCTCGATGCCAAGGCGGATCTGCTCGATGGTGCTGATCCGTGCCGACATGAAGCCCTTGATCCACGACCGCTTTGCCGCATCCAGCGCCCTGGTCGTCGGCCAGGCCTGCTTCCACGCCGGGAAGATCGACTGCAGCTCGCGGAACAGCGCGTTGACCACCTCGGCGGTACCCGGGTCGACATCACGCGCCGGAGCCGGTGCAGCCGGCAGGCTTGCTGGAAGGTTTTCCGGCGTGAGACCGGCGACGATGTCCTTGGCGTTTTTCATCACAGCTCTCCCAGATCCTTGGCCCACTCGGTACTTTCGAAATCAGGCTCTGCCGCTGGCGCTCCGCGGCGCGAGTTGGCCCGGTCCTGCTCCTCGAGCACCCAGTTGCGCCAGGCGGCCACCCAGTCGACCTTGGTCTTGCCGTTGCCGCGCCAGTAGTTCACGAACTTCTCGGTCGCCAGGCTCAGGTTCACCCCTGGCGCCCGGTCTCTCGCCCAGCGAGCCATGTCCGTGGTCAGCAGGAAGGTGTCCGGCAATCGGGTGCCGCGCTTGGCCTTGGTCGCCGGCTTCGGCTCTGGCTGCTCACCCTGACCAGGCGAATCGTCCTGCGCGCCGCCCCCGGCAGGGGGGCTTAAGGGGGTATTGCTTTTACTCTTCTCTACATCTTCTTTAGGTAACGCATCGCTAACGTTCGCAGCGTTACCCTTGGCGTTACCTTTACCGTTAGCAGCCTTGTGCGCAGCGACCCGTTTAGCCGTGAGAAGCCTGTTCTTGGCGGTTTTGCCGTTGTGGCGGTCGAAATTGGGCAGACTGATCGTGCCGTCGGCCTCGACCATCCATCCCACCGATTTCATGTGTTCACAGAAACCGGTAACGCCAACCATCCGATCCAGTAACCGCTTGCTAACGCTCGGAGCGTTACCGTCTGCCGTCTGCTGATCGAACCAGCCCCACACGCGCAGCAGCTTGCCCACCACCGCATCGCAGTCGATGTCGGCGGCGTCCGCGATCTGGCAGACCTCAGGCTTATCGAGGGTGATCAGTTCGAACTTGATCCAGTCACCAGCCATGATTGAAACCTCGCAGCAGGCCCTTCTAGGGCCTTCGAAGGCGCCCCCGAAGGGGCGCTGTTATCCCTTGACCAGCTGCAAGCGCTGACCCATCAGCGGCAGCGCGTACAACTGCTGCTGCAAGTTCTCCAGCGCCACCTGCAACATCGCCTCGTTGATCGAGCAGGCGCGGCGTGCGGCCTCCTGCTGCAGGGCGTTCTGCTCTGCACGGTTCAGCCGCCCAATCGCCGCCTCGCAAACCTCATTCGTGAACATTGGCATTCCCCTCCCCTCGCCCTTCTCAGGGCCTTTCAGGCTGATTTGGTATCGCCCACACTGAGCTGGAGCGATTGCTTGGCGAGGCCGAACACCAGCTCGCTCAGCTCTTCCTGGCTGATTGGTTCGCCTCGGAACAGTGCGATCAGCAGATGGGCCTGTTGCTGCAGCAGCATCGCGGCCAGTACCTGCTCCTGCTGGCCGCCCTGCTGCAGGCGATGGCCGATGAACATGCAGTCGCGCGCGTAGCCGGTCAGGTTCTCCGCATGCGCCAGGCGCGAGGCCTGGATAAGTTCTTCATGGTCCTCGCTGCAGACGCGCACCTTGATCTCCTTGATCAGGTGCGTACCTGGTGCGCGGCGACGACGGTCCTCGTAAGGCTTGGTTTGAGTCATGACGTATCTCCGGTTTTGTTGGGGTAGCAGTAATAGCGGTGAATCAGTCCTTGGCGATGCGCTGGAGCGCGCCGGCGAGCTTCTCGGCGCTCTCCAGCAGTTCGCGGGCTTCCTGGGTGGATAGGTCGGTTTCGCGGCGGCCGCGGCGGTCTGCGGGTTTGCGAGGGGTGCGGCGGTTGTCACCTGCAGGCTGAATCGCTCCGTCCGCGCTCGACTCAGCTACATCAAAGCGCTCTGGATAGAGCACATGGATCTCGGTGAGGTCTCCCTCGAAGACGCGGCACAGGTTTTCCGCCAGCTGCGCAGAAGCGCGCTGCTTGCCCCGCTCAACTCGGGACAGGTTTCCGGTGTCAGTGGTGTCGCCAAGCTCTGATAGGCGAGCAGCAACATCAGCAAGGCGCCAGCCCTTATCGAGGCGAGCTTTTTTCAGCGGAGACATTGCTTGTCCTTTCCATATTGGATCGGCCAATTCTGCGCAATGCGCAGATTTACTGCAACCACAAACTGCGCATTGCGCTTTGCGCCAAACGCAGAAAATCCGGACGATGCACCCCATGGATATAGGGAATTCAATTCGTCAGGCGCGAAAAGCGCGCGGCTTGACGCTCGAAGAGCTAGCGCTCCAGGTCGGAACTGACACTGGCAACCTGTCACGCCTGGAACGAGGAAAGCAGGGCGTCAGCCGAGAGCTTCTGGCCAGGATCATGCTGGCTCTTGGATTGTCGCTAGGCGAAGCAAGCGCAGAACCCAGCAACGTCACGATCGCAACGCAGCCTGGCCGGCTGTTCAGGTATCCGGTGGTGAGCGCCGTGGAAGCTGGCGGCTGGGTCGAGGCGGTTCAGCCCTACGAGCCCGGCGCCGAAGATTCGTTCGAGCTCACCGACTACCAGGCGCGCGGCCCGGCATTCTGGCTGCGAGTCAGCGGGGACTCCATGACCTCGCCTTCCCCGCCAAGCATCCCCGAGGGCCATCTGATTCTGGTGGACACCGGCCTGGTGCCAACGCCGGGTGACCTAGTGGTGGCCAAGTTGGATAACGAGAACACCGCTACTTTCAAGCGGCTGGTCAGTGACGCGGGCCAGCTCTATCTCAAGCCGCTAAATCCCTCGTACCGAATGATCCCCATCGACGGCAACTGCCGGCTGATCGGTGTGGTGAAGGAAGCGAAGGTGAAGCTGTAACCAAAAAGAGGCACGGAAGCTATGAAAGCTCAATCGAAACCGGCGTTTCCCTTCGTTGCCGGGCTGACACTTGGTGCGCTTGCGGTAGCGGCCATTATGGGCGCCAGGGCTCCGGCCACTTGGGAAGAGTGCTTCATCGACCGCATGGAAGACTCACGAATCGATCTAGCTGGCAGTCTGTTGGCGCGGTATTGCCAGGCCAAATATCCAGCCTCAATCCAACAAAAAAACTAAGGAGTGCAACATGAAAATAGCCAGCACAGTACTAGCAATCCTGCTCGCCGTAGCATCCTTCAGCGCCACAGCCCACGGAGGTCGCACCAACTCCCAGGGCTGCCATAACGAGAAAGCGACAGGGGGCTACCACTGCCACCCTTAAGGCTCTAGCGCCGCCAAGCCTGGCAGGCTGGGAGCCTCCTGATCTTCTTGAGGCTCGCAGTCAGCCAGGCAGGGTTCCCATGACAGCGCGTTATTCAGCGAGCGCACCAGCTGCACGCGCTGGGCGTTCAGTTCGGGGGTGGCCTCAACGAACTGGATCAGCAGCCGCAAGGTTCCGAACACGCGCTGCTTGGGAGTGAAATTAATGAGGTCTTCAAGTTGTCGTCCGCCGGTTTCGGCGGGAGACTGGATCCGGGTCGGCGAATTCAATTGCGTGGTCTCCGCAGTATATGAGGCTGGCTACCCCTTCGGGGATTGCGGGGTAGTGCTAAATCCTACCAGCCCGCGCAGCGATATCGCGCGCTGGGACGGCGAGCAGTGGCTGTTTGTGGAGGCGCCGGGCTATGGCGGCAGAGGTGACGCCCCGCGCCTCAAGCGCTACGTTGAGATACTGAGGCGCGGCCGCTGACCGGTTCCCGCAATGCGCTCCAAAAGTTGTCATGTGGCAATCTGCCATCACTGCCTCATGTTGATCCCGGCATATCCCGTGGATACTGTGTGGACATACAGCAGTCATGGAGCAGTACCCCCATGGATCTCATGCCCTCGCATCACCACGCTGACACCTACCTCGCCCTCTCCTGCCGCGTCGCCGCGCTGATCAAGTCACCACGCGCAACCTACGAGCACCAGGCCATTATCCGGCGACACCCAGAAGATCGGCCCGCTGACTGGGAGCGCCTGCTCGAAGAGATCGGAAACGCCGAAGGCGTCACGCTGACGCCGCAGCCCTGCGGCGCCGTACACATCGCCTGGTACGTCAATCGCGACTGACCCTCTTCTCCCAACGCCAAGCCCGCCGCTGAGCGGGCTTTTTATTTTCTGAGATTCTGCGCTTGACGCAGAT